CAGAATATAATAATCTGATTGGTATTTTCGTAGAGAAGGCGTTTTTGTTTTTCTTTTCAACCATGATATGGTCATGGGATATGATCTGCTTGATCATTCCTGTCTGCTCGATACTGTCAATGTCCAAGTCCCCGTATGCGTTTAGTATTTTCCCAACCATTGAGGAGGTGGCGAATCTGTTTGAGGCCAATCTCTGAAGTGAAATGTTTGCAACGTTATTTTCACCAAGCAGGGAAATTATAACCTCAATTAACGTGGATTTTCCATTGGCTTGGTCTCCAACGAAGATTATTGCTTTTTCTAATTTTCTTTTGTGTAATAATATGGATGATAATAATTCTATCAGGGATTTTAAATCGTCTGGGTCTGGCATTATCTGTGCCAGGAATTTTAAAATATTCGGGCATCTTGCATTGGGATTATACACGGTTTGAACTTGATTCCTCGTCAGCAGCTCGTGGGTTTGGTCAAAGACTCTGAGGTTTTTAATGTTAAGTATGCAGTTTTTCAGGTGAATGAGTTCAGGCTGCGTGTCAAACTCCTCGTTGGTTACGAATGTCGTAGCCCGAATGGTTGCCAACAGTTCGGAGACTTCATTTTTTGGAATCCCATAGTATAACCTATGAAGCATTTCCTTAATGTGAGTCTCACCACCTTCAATGTAAAGGCCATTTTTATAGACATAAATTTCGTCATTTTCTCTTAGAGTCTTTGGGTGTAGTGTTACAGTTACGTGTCTTGCGACATAGTTTCTCTTGAAAGTTTTTGGATCAAACTCGGCTGGTCTCTCCTCAAATGGAATATTATGAGCTGACTCAAATATTCTGTTAATCTCGTCGTCCTCTAATGGTGGGGTATTTGACTTGTTCCATTCGATTAGTTTTACCTTTGCCTCAAAGTCGTCCAATCCTCCCTCTAGAGGGTTTAGCAAATGTCTTGCCATGATATAGGCTGAGTCATTTCTGCCGCCCTCAATTACGCCTCCACCTACGACGTCAGAAAGTTTTGATTTCTTTAGCCCTCCTGAGAAACCAAGTTCGTTTTGTAGTTTTGCAACAAATCCGTTAATGTCAATTTCTGCAACGTCCTTGGAATAGCTGATCACCTTGTACTTGCCACCGTCTGGGTGAATACTTGGCGGAGCTACAATATATCCACCTTCGGATTTGATATCGATTCCCCTGCCCTTGTTATCCATAAACTTGGCATTGGGTGGATATTTCCCGTCCTTTGGTCTACAGTAAATATGATATCCCCTGTTGGTTTCAACAACCAGGGTATGGTGTAAGAGTTCGTCCCATTTGGTAAAACAGATATGTGCTAGATCCCTATGATCTAAGTCAATACCAATTAAATTAGATATCTTGCCACATACGATAGCGATATTTTGACCTTCCTTGAAACCATCTTCATATTTCTCACTCTGATACTGCTTCCAAGAGGCTACAGCTGGTTCTTTACTTTGATGTCTAAGTGGGAAGCAGTTAAAACCAAGATCTTCAAAAACTTCAGACCATTCAAGTAAATTCATTGGTTATGTCTCCAAACATGAGGTATCATAGAATCGTTCCATTTTAAACCTTTTTATCTACTTATGAAAATAATAAAGCAAGTTCCCTGATTCTGTTCTCCAAACATTCAGGGAAAATCAAGAGGGATTCTTCCCTCTTCTTTTCTTTTTAGGTCCTGGGATTGTCTTACGTGCAACCTCAAATAATCTTTCAAGTCTTTCCTTGTTTATGTGGCCAAGATACCCATACCTTGGCTGGTCAATCCTTGCATGACATATTTTACATAAGAGGTAGAATCTCTCAGGATATGCCTCCACTTCGGGCAGCACATACCTGTTATACTCAATGGTGTTCTTGAAATCCTTGTGGTTCTTTCTATCAGGATCATAATCCAAATGGTGATATGCAAATCCCTTTCCAAACTTCTTTTCACAAATGTAGCATCTCCCTTCAAAGTATTCGTCAGCTATCCTTTTCTTTTCCTTGTACACCGCTTCCAAACCGAACAGAGACTTGCTGATCATGCCCTTCCTAACAATCAATAATAAATAAAAAAAGAAAGTAGAATATATTTATTCTATTCTCATTGAATCTACTAGAATATGCTTCATTTCGCCTGAGCCTCCGATAGTGATTGGTATTGATTTGGCTACCCACTGGTCTGTATCAGATCCCCATGCGTCAATTAGTGCGTTTCTAGATTTGTTGTTCATTGTCCATGAACTTGGATCACTCTTTCCTTGATCTTTGAATGTGATATCACATTGTATTTTATCAACGTCAGGCTTTCCATCTTTGCCTTTGAAGGTAACAATCTCAATCGTTCTAGCGTCTGTGATTTGCAATTCGGTTATTCTGTTTTCCTCTGCAAATTTTGCTTTGAGATAAGATCCCCCTTCTGCGACTTTATCGACTTTCATTACCAAGTTATTGACTTACCGTTATAATAACATTACTACTTTTTAGTTTTATTACTTTCTAATTCCTTTTTCAAACCGTCTATTTCCACCTGCATTGAAGCCATCTTTTGTCCCACGGTAGTCAGTATGTTGGTCATGGTGTCAGATACGATACCAGCCGCTTCCCCACTTGCCTGGTGAGATACCTTACGCATTTGTGTTAGTAGTTGATTTATTTCTTCCATTGACATGATATGATTATTTCAATGATGGTATAATTAGTTTCTCATGAATAATATGGTATTTTTTTTGGTGCACCATTTACTTTTATTATTACAAATCCTTCACAGGCTGCATTACTACTTCCATTTAATGGTAACTGTATACCTGTTCCTGATACTGATGTTGATGTATCTGCTAAGTCAGGATATTTTCCAGTGTCGAAATCCAAGTCTGCTGAAACAACAATATCAGCAGATATGTTATCTAGTTTATCAATATATGCAATACCATCAATTCTGATATCCTTCCATTCAAATGTTGATGAACCCAAATCATAGGTATTGGTAATAGAAGGTAGGACATGATTACTATGATATGTGTTTGTTGCTCCAATCTGCAATGCTGTACCTCCGCCTGTAGTTGTAAAGAAATGGTCATGAGTTGCATCAACATTGTACGTTATCCCTGCGGCTGTTGCTGATATACTTTGATTTGTCAGAAAATTAATATTGTTTGAACTGATGTTGAGGTCCGCAAAAGTTCCCAATAATGTTACATCACTTGAAAATAACGTTCCCGTATTACTTACACTTAGTCTTACACTTCCACCTGCAAAAATTTGAAGGTTGTCATCCGTTGAAGATTCCATGTATGTGTCTTTGTCTACATCAAAATGTAAAATATTGCCATTCATATCAATATCAAAAGTTGCCATATTCAAATCAGAAGCAGCTGTTCCAACCCAACCACCAGCTCCTCCAGAACCGACAGTGGAATATATTCTCCATTTGGTAGAGGCTTCGTCATAAATCAATCTTACCAAGGCCAATCCAACTATGTCATAGTCCGCTCCGTCAGAGGTTACAATGTTGCCGCTGTTCTTGACAGTTATCGTACTTCCTGTCTTTCCCTGCAAGATCAAATCCTGTCCTGAAAATTGAGCTCCCGTAATTGTAATAAGATCAGTAGTTGCAGAATCCAAAATTACATAGGTGGAAGATTTCTCACTTGACAGACCAATGTTAATTGCATTGGTGACAATTGATACAGTTGATGGGTTGTACGCAATTGGTCCCATCATAACTCCTCCAGCAGTATTCAAGTAATTGCCAGCTGGTATGGGTGATCCACTGGTCGTTCCTCCCAATCCAACCAGACCAAATCCACCTTTTTCAGTTCCAAGTGACTTTAGATTCTGAATAAATTCCTGTTCTTGTTCTCGTAATACGTCAGTTACCCTGTCTTGAGAGGTTCGTAGTTTCTTTATTCCTGAGCTGCTCATGGTGTCTCATCTGGATAGAGTCGAGTAACTAAATCAATCGTTCTGATAAAGCCACCCTCACCATCAGCTCCTTTTGACAATGAATAAGTTATTTTGTTAGCTGTTGCACGTACTGTATTGGTTAGGCTGTTCGTGGTCTCGTCAATTGCCTCAGGATCATGATAATACACGGGATCTCCAAATGCCACGTTACATCTGCCAGGGGTTTTAATCTCATATCTGTCCGTTCTGAATCCTGAAATAGCTGCCTGTGCCAACGTATAGTTTTTGAGTTGAGCGTAATTGGAAATCTTACCCCATTGGAATTTAGCTGGCTCTATGTTTCTGACATCCTTGGCATTTGGCTCGTCAGAGTTTGTACATACTAGCGGCTTTATCATTCTAAAAGCGTCCACGGACAACTTCAACTCATTGGCAAGAGTAAACACATTCTCTGTACCTAAAATTGGTCTATGTTGTCCATCAAAAGATTCCCTAGTGTATATTCCCCCTCGTATGACATTTCTAAAATCAAATACGTCCAATATTTCAGGAGCCTGTGCTGGCACAAAAGCAGATATGCCAGGTACTGCACGAAATATCTTTTGACTTGCCAATGTAGGGGCTTGTGGAAATGCCTCATTGTTATGTGAATGTGTATAGTCCATTGTAATTACAACGTCATTCCTATCTGCCAACCACAAGACCATTGGGTAATCACCCCTTCTTTTTGGAGCATTAGAACCGCCAAAAACATCTACAGGCAATTGTTCTCTAAAGAACTCCATGAATCCAAATCCTTGAATTGGGTAAAAGTCCTCGACTTCAGGACCATACCACTGTCTGTTCAGGTTATGTGTCAAGTGCATGTTATCCAAGTCAAACGTTGGATTCTCAATTGTTTCACCAATGGTTGATCCACCCCATGTTGTACTTGAGGTGTTTTGTCTTGGCCATGGAAATGCAAAGTTTAATCCAGCGAATCTTGTAGTTTGTAACACATCCTGTGGATTAAACTTAATGAATACAGCTGAAGTGGTAGAACCTAATTCCGTAAATAATGATCCCGTATTTGGTTGCCCCAATTGTTCATTACCCATGTCAATTCTGCTGTTGCCACTGTCCCATTTGACATTGTGGACACATTCAAAACTTCGTGATGATGACCAAGTGCCTCCTGAACCAGCTGGTTGTTCAACTAATCTATAAGCCCCTTTTTCCCATACTGTTGATCTAGTTCCAGGGAAACCTGTAAGTCTATTTTTACAATCTCCGTTGACATCAACAAAATCAAGCACGTTACTGCATGGATTATGTACCCAACTGTCTCCTTCCTCGAAATCATAAACCTCGAAATCATCTTGTGAAGCGTCCTTGAAAACATACCATTGTCCCGTTTGGTTCAGACTTGGATCTCTATACTCTATTACGTTGCCAGCGTATGCTACCCCGTTAGGATCATTGCCAGACGTACTAAATCCAGAAGAACTACTTGCACTTCCCGTACTTGGATCAACACATAATACTCTAAGTCCATCAAATGGTTTCGAACCACTTCCTGTGCTTTTTAGTAAATCGGTTTTTAATAGTAATGCAGTATAAGAATCCTCAACTGCGTCCACCCACGTTCTAGGATGTAATTTGTCTTGAATAATTACAGTTGGATCAACTACAGCAGGGTGGTCTCTCATGGCGTAATCCTCAGAATACTTTGATCCTCCCATCGCATTAATCCAATGCTGTGCTTTATTGTTGGTTAATGGGGAATAATTTGATACAGGCATCCAAGACTCTCTTACCCAATATTGATCGTTTGGTGGCTCATTGGTAGAGTCCGCTGGAGCGTGACTTTTAATACATTTGTAACCTATATCATTATGGACTCTAAGGGTTGTGTTTGTATACCCACCAACCCGAGCAACCCAATCGGCTTCAATAGTAAATGGTCTCGGTCCAACCCACGTAACTCCTATTCCAGTTGAAGGATTGTTTGATGATGAGGATGTATGATCTAATATACACTCATAAGTATAAACACCAGCCCCGTTTTCCCATGTAACTAAAGTTCCTATAATGTACTCTCTACTATCCACCCATAGTGTCGCATTTTGCCATACCTGTTTTGCTCCGACGAATCTGGAATGGTCAATTGGGTATGTCCCAGCTGCCTTGTTTCCAATTGCAATAATGTTGGTTCCTGTCTCCACCTCCAAGTCCGAATCAAGTTCCAGAGTGTTTGCCCTGTTGCCTGTAGAGAGGAGAGGCTTGGTCAGGGTGACTTGAGGGACGTTGGTAAATGATCCAGAACCATTGTCCATGAAACCCTGTTGGAATACCTGTAGTTGAACGGTGTCCAAATCAGCTCCCGTAGAATGATTATATTTTGACTTGAATCTAAAGTAGTGGAATTGGAATGATCCTCCAACCTCGACAGGAGTTCCCTCTCTGTGAATAATTTCGTCTATCGCTGTTTTTGCTTTTACACTTTCAAATATGTAATCGTTGGTAGTTCCAGGGTCAAGGTTGTTTCCAACCTTGGTGGCTATGTTAAACGTTGGAATTTCAATTGTAGGATCACTGCTTCCCCTGTTGGCATTAAGTTGGTTAATAATATCATTCATTGCGTCTTTACCACTTGACCTTCTATTCGGTTTGGATATGGTCTGTTTGTACAGGTTGGAGGATTGATGTGAACAGTACAATACGAGGTTTAATCCCTGCCCTTTCTTCCTAATCTTTTTAATCACATTTACCCAAAATACGTCTTTCACAATGTTCCCTAACTGATCAGTTAGCTCCACGTAGAGCCTGTCCCATTTTTGGATCTTTGGAGACTGTGTGATGTATCTTCCTCCTTTGGCATTTATCGTTAACACAACATTTTGAGGGGCACCATCTTCGTACTCTATTACAATCCATTTCTTTGACAGGTCAACGTCACTTCCATGGTCTTTTAGAATGATCTTACCTTGCCATAGTCTTGTACTCATTGGTCATCGCCTTTATCCACTATCAGTTGAATTTGAAAATCTGCCCTCAATGGCAATATGTCAAACTCTATTGGATTCCAATCAATTCCCTTCCAGATTAATCCAACCTGCGTACTTCCCGTTCCGACGGGATCAATGTCATACTGTGTAAAATCATCAAATTGAATACCAAACCTGCCATGGACAAAATTGGTATTTGTTTTAATCTCATCGTCCCATTTTTTAATAATATCAATCAGGTTGGTAGATCCACTTGCAGTGTCTCTTTTGGAGATAAATCCATTAAGTATGTACATTTCCTCAACTGTTCCCAAATCCTGATGGTCTCCCAAATCCTGCTCGGCTGCTTGATTGTTTCCAATTCCCGTAGTGGTTGCCACCCTATATGAGGTGATAAAACCGTTCATGGAACTGACATCAGTTGAGGCATTAAATGATATTTTTTCAGTAGCACCTACCGTACCGTATGTATCTCCAGGGCTTGTAACTCTGTACAATCTTAATGCCATTTACTCATATCCCGAACCATTTCTGATTCTAAACTTTTCTTCAATTTCAGCTTGATCACGATTAAATACTTCATAAGTGTTATAGGCATTTCTTGGAGAAGTAGTTCCAGCGTTAGTAGTTGTAATTAATTGGGAACCAGCTCCAAATCCAACCAAGTGCCTCTGTTGCAACTCCCTAGTTCTTAGGGCTTCATATCTGGTGGATATTACATTTCTAAATGTTTTATCTGCAACTGATCCCTTTTTGGTAATTTCCTTCAAAACAATTTTAGTGGCTTCTATTCCAACTGCCGCCATTATACCAACAATTCCAGCTGCTGCCCCTAATGCTCCAAGAGAACTGCCAGCTAAAACTTTACTAGCAATTTGTGCTCCTCCACCTATAGGATTCCTTGCCAGAGCTGCTGCTCCTGCTGCACTACTTGGTCCGTATGCTGATAATCCTGAAACTATTCTACTAAACAATCCAGGGTTTGATTGATTGTATGCTAATACATGGGAGTTTGCGTTCCCAGATATCATACCATATATTCTTCCCTTCTGTATTGGAGCTCCTACTCCTCCACCTGGAACCTGTGCATGAGCCATTGGACCAAGTGAGGACATATACGGATTGGTGTAAGGTGATCCTCCTCCTTGGGGTACGGGATAATTTCCTCCACTCTGATAGAATTGACTTTTAACAATTGGTGCAATGCCACCTTGGAATATATTCTGCGTTCCTGTTAGTTTTGATCTGCCATAAACGGGGTGGTATGGAGAACCAACGTCACCAAAGTCAATGTCAATTCCAAGAGAGTCTATTAATTTTCGTAAATCATCATCTGTTTTTCCTGTTCTGGCTTTTTCCCTGCCTTGAACTTCCTTGATCTTTTTTCTAATACCCTTGGTTTCAGGAATTATCTCAATTGGTATTTTTATCTGTAATCCAGAATCTCCGTAGTTTGGTGAACTCATCTCATTTTACTCTCCTGTAACCATTTGTTTGTTTTCTCTATTAGTTTTTTGGAATAATTCTCCGTTAATCTGTCCATCATCATAGGTATTACCTGATATCCTGCAAATCCAGGGTGGTGAACTTCAAATCCTGTGAATACGTCGCCAGTATCAGAAGCAGTTGAGGCAAACCAAGTGGATGTTTTTCTAAATGTAAATTGTAGCATTGGGGCGTGTACAGCAGAAATCCAATGCTCGTCCGTACCGTATTCCAACCACTTGGCTATCCTGTGGTCTATGATTAAATTTACTTTCAATCCCTTGTCCTTCTCAACTGATATACTGTCAATGAAACTCTGGGCTGCTCCTAACTCGGTGTACATCTGTTTTAGAGGATCAACTATTTCCTGCGTTGCCACATCTATCATGATATGTTCCATGTAGAGTTTTGCTCTGCTCGGACCTGATTCTAATCTTAAAACCGCTATGGAGTTATTAGGCATTAGTGTTACCCCTACGTTACGTCGGCACTTGTCACTTCTTCGGTAATTCTAAATCTGGATCTGAATTTTACTCCACCTTCTGGGAGTTTTTCAAATGACAATCTTGGAACTACAGCTGACACCGTAACTGTTTTTGCACTACCACTTTTTGGTGTATATTCTAAAAGGTAGTTTCCACTTCCCAATGCTCCACTTGATAGGGCGTTCAAATCCAGGAATGTTCCAATGTCGGCTGCCGATAGTAATATGGTAGCGTCAAAAATATTGTTATGTTGACCAAAGAAATAAACAGAGCCTAATGCTGTAGCCTCTCTAGTTTCAGGTCTGTCAATTACCATTTCTAATTCTTGTAATAATACGTATTCGCTAGACGTATTTGTAAGGTATAGTTTAACTTCAGTTGCGTTAACTACTCCAGTCAGGGAGCCAAAGTCAGCCATGTTATGCTACCGCCATGGTAGGATGTGATATTATTTCTCCAATCATCTTTATTTTCACCAAGTCCTCAACAAATCCTACAACGTCAAAGTTTATAATTTTAATGGTGTGGGTAATTGTGACCGTATTTGTGGCATTGCTATACTGTTGGAGGAATATATTCTCAGATACTTCCCCTTTCACCAAGTCAGTTCCAATATGGTTGATATCTGTCACTCCACCCCCAATGTCAGCACTACTTAGGAACATATCGGCATTAATTCTCCCATTAAACGCACCCGTGAAAAACACAGGTACCTTGCTGTTCCCTACAATCACTTCAGATATTTGATCCATTCCGTAAGCGGATTCCACGTTGTATGCCTCTGTGTATATTTTGCCTCCTGATATTCTTAGAACTCCCTTGTACCCTTCAACCACGTTTGGGTTTTCTGAGGATATTTTGGTTAATGTAAAAGACATTGAACGAATAAGTTCAGGTTGAGCTCCATCTAAAATATCAGATTTAGTCCAAGTTGCATCAGCTGTGAAGAATACCCCAGTTCCTGCATGGGGATCATAGGAAGTTGCCAATATCCTCTGAACCTCTTTTGCCATATTTTCCACGTTAGTTAGGGAAGTGGAATAGGTTGAAGGATTGACATCTACGACTCTGAAATGACAGGTTATGGTATAATTATCTCGGACTTCAGTAAAGTGCGGATGTTTAAATTTATTCTCATCTAGCTGGTCATTTATCTTCTCTACTGTGATTGCTTTTGGCCATTCATTTCCTTCGACTTGTTTTCTGTCAAAGAACCTGACAATCTCATTCATGTTGGAAGCTGAGGTTTTGCTTAGAGATCCAGTTAAAGCCCAATTGGTTTCTAACAGATTTTTGATAGTTTCAGCTTGACTCATTTGAATCCCTTGGTACTACCAAATAATGCTCCACCACCAAGACCTGTTTCTGATTTCTTGCCATACACAGCATTGACATGATCACCAACGAATTTCTTCCATTCTTGGATTCCACTAAGGTTTCTATCCTTGATTGGAGTCTGCCAGTAATTGAATATGGCAGCTGCCAATGAGGAGGCTAGAGAAACAAGTTCAGGTCCAGGGTTTGTAATTGGAATTGTAGCGTGTGGAGACAGTTGAATGTTTACGAAATTATCGGCTTCTTGCATGAAATCTTCAATTTTACTGTCAGTTGAGGATTCCGAATCTGGAATGTTAAGTCTCCTTTTGACTTCACGTAAATCTGCAATTTGTCCAATAGTTGTACTGGTCATTAATTATACACCCTCAAATCTAATTCAAAAGTTTTTCTAACCACTGTACTGTTTAGAGTAACGGTAAATTTAACCAAATAACTTCCAGCTGTTTGAGGAACGTTTGGTGTACTTGAACTGACACCAAGTTTTGCCCTTAATGGATTTGCAGTGTCCACTACTAGAGCCACTCCGCTTATAGCTGGAGATGTGGCAGTTAGGTCAGTATTTAAAATCTCCATGGTGACAGAAGATACACCTGTCCCATCAAATGCTAGATCAGTACCCTGATCCCAAAATACAAAAGGTCTGTCATAACCTGTTTCACCTATAATGTAATCCCATCCAGCCATTTTATCCTATTACTGTTATTTCCTCAATACCGTTTATGTATATCGTTACGTCCCCATTACCTGGAATTGAAGGGTAGGTATTCACGTTACTTGGGATAGTTACCAATATCTCAGTACGTTGCAACCTCTCTTTGAGGAACGAATCAGTGGTGTGATATATCGTCTTGGAAGGTGGTTTTAATTTTGAATCCGTGTTATGATTAACAGTTAATCCAATACTTTTCAACACTGAATCCGTATCATGATTAACTAGGATTGCTCCCTTGAATACAGAGTCAGTATTGTGAGATAATTCATTGTCTATCTTCCTAGTTGTACTATCAGTAGTGTGAGATATGGTAATACCTGGCTCCCTTTCGCCAATTACGGAATCAGTAGTATGTGTAATGGTGTTATCTAATGATTTGGTTACACTGTCTGTAGTGTGAGATACATCTCCACTAACTACCAAGTAGGTATCTGTATTGTGAGAAGTGGTATCACTTCCTTTCAATACAGAGTCGGTATTATGAGATACAGATAATCCAGGCTCTCTTTCACCAAGTACGGAATCAGTAGTGTGAGATACGGTATATTTCTTGAATATATGAGAATCAGTTGTATGATTAATCTCAACAGTACATACACTGTCAGAGTAGACTAAACTGCCACTGCCATCTTCTAGTATTATTAGGTCTCCATCTTCTTGGGTTAATTGATTTGCTCCACAATGTATGATGGAATCTGTAGTATGAGATACAGACCTTACAACTGTATCTACAATGTGAGAGTCAGTTGTATGGTATATTGTAAATCCAGGTTCTCTTTCACCAAGTACGGAATCAGTTGTGTGATTGATTGTATTGTCTAATGACTTGATTACGCTGTCGGTGGTATGAGTAACGGTAAATCCAGGCTCTCTTTCACCAAGTACGCTGTCTGTAGTGTGAGATAATTCATTGTCTATTGATTTTGTAACACTGTCGGTAGTATGAACAACGGTGTTGTCTAATGATTTGACAACGCTGTCTGTAGTATGTGATATTATACTGTCTACTGATTTGACAACGCTGTCTGTAGTATGTGATATGGTGACTTTCCATAAGAGATAGGAGTCAGTATTGTGGAATGTCGTAAGTCCAGGGTCACGCTCACCAACTACGCTGTCCGTGGTATGATTAACAGTTTTTCTTCCCGTAATGGAAGAATCAGTAGTATGTGCAATGGTGTAATCCAATCTCTTAACTACACTGTCTGTAGTGTGTGCAATTGTATTGTCTAATGATTTAGTTACACTATCAGTAGTGTGAGATAATTCATTGTCTATTGATTTTACAACACTATCAGTAGTGTGAGATAATTCATTGTCTATTGATTTTACAACACTATCAGTAGTATGAGATACGGTAAAGCCTGGCTCCCTTTCACCAAGGACACTATCTGTGGTATGTGATACGGTGTATTTTCCTAAGAAGAATGAGTCAGTTGTATGGGTAATAGTGATAGTACAGAGTTTATCAGCGTAAACTAGAGTATCTCCATTCTCGGTAAGGAGAAGGGAATCATCTTCTTGAGTTAAATTATTCCCTTGACAAGTAAGAACGGTACTGGTGGTATGATATACATCCAACCCAGGTTCTCTTTCACCAATGATACTATCAGTTGTATGGAATCGCTCACCATGTTTTTGTACGTCAGAATCAGTAGTGTGTATAAGTTCGATTGTACAGGTTTTATCTGAATAAACTAGAGTTGCGTTATCTTCTGTAAGTAGTAGGGAATCATCTTCTTGAGTAAGATTGTTTCCCTGACAGGTAAGAACTGTGCTAGTAGTATGGGTAGCGGTATTGTCAGATTGTTTTATGACACTATCTGTATCATGTCTCCTCTCACCTGTTGGGGCTAGTTCAGAATCAGTAGTATGGGTAATTGTTACAGTACAAGTTGCAGTAGAATGAATTAATGAACCACTAGAGTCCTCTAGGTCGATTAAACTTCCAGACTCTTGGAGTATGTAAGTCCCTTCACAATGAATGATACTGTCAGTTGTGTGGTTTACCACCAAATGATGTCATTCCATATTGTATTATGTGTCAGATCAGCATTGTATTGCATGAACTGTTTTATCAAAAATTACTTAAAGTTGTTTTGAGCCTATGATACTTAGCTGTTCTTGACTAGGTGATTTAGTCCAAGTGGAACGGTTATTGTCAAATTTGCCACCGTTTTCTACCCAATACATTTCACCCTCCTCTCTACCAATTGTCTCAAATGTGTAGTTGATACTCTGTATGTTCTCCCCACCTACGTTCATTTGCCAGCCTAGAATATGACAGACCACTTTGAACGAATGGTGTCCATTTGGCAATTCAATTCTTTTTACATAAATTGGTCTTTTCCTAGAATCATCAAAATGAATCATAACCAGAGGAGTTTCAGATCCTTCCAAGTGAAGGACGAATCTATCTAATCTTTGGACGTTGATGTTTGAGATGGTAAAGTCAGGAGAATAACTATGAGTTGAACCATCCGTGTAGACAACAAACCAAGTAAGCATTGAATTAAGAATATTTTAATTGAATATTAAGTTTCGTCGTAACGCCAAGTGAATGTTTCAGGACTTGCTGGTTTTGTACCTGGAGTTGCAGTTGTTCCAACTGTTACTTGGTATACTACGATATTTCCGAAAGCTCCCGTAGTTGTTGTAGAACCTGTAACTGCTAATGGCGAACCTGTTGATTTACCAAATGCGTCTACGGGTGTAGTAGGTGTTAATGTTCCACCTGAATAATTAGTATCATTAAGTACGGTTCCTGTAACACCACCTGTTCCTGTGGCTTGAGTATAACTTGCTCTTGCAGCTTGTGCTACAACGCAGCCAATACCTGTTCCGTAAGAATTTGTTCCGTCTGTAAACCATTCTAGATTATCAACCAAGTTATCTGGGGCTACTGTTGCGTCTAGTTGTGTATTAACCCAAAATGAATAGTTTGTACCAGATGAAGGAATTTCAATTGGATTTGATGTATCTCCTGTAGTATGAGAATCTATTGTATTTGCTCTAGTATTAATTGAAGTAATATCGGTCTCTGTAATTGATCCTGAAGATCCTGTTAGTCTGTTAATTGTTATTGTAGCAACCATAAATAATCATTAATTGAATCGTTTAAAACTATTTTCCTTACCTGAAATCTCCACCAAGATTTCTACGTCTTATGAAATAGTTTAATACCCATTGTGGTAGGGAACGTTTACCATATCGTTCTTGCATACGGGCTATTGACCTCTTACCAATTGTGTTCTTTTTCAAGCCCAAGTTAAATGATGGGTACATTATATCGGTATCATCAAAGTTATCATGTCGTAATCCTAAGGAATGTCCAAACTCATGTATTAATATTGGAACTAGAGGCGGAGTGGATAATTCAGATAAATGTACTCCAGGGCACCAATTCCATTCGTCATTAATATGACAATCACCACTTATTTCCCCCTGTCCTGGGAAATATGCGTGTGCAAGAACTCCTTTTTTACCGTCAAAATGTGCTAAATCTTCAAACTCTACGTTAAAGTCAACTGATACGTCTGGGTTACGTTCCCTTCTAAATTTCAATCCACTAATCTGTAATTGCCAGGCACGTAAGGCTACTGTAACTGCCCTATCTTGCCAAGATTTCTTAAAGTCGTCTGAATGACTATTCAACCTGTAACTGATTTCCCCAAGTGGCCAAGAATGTGGCCATTCCTGTATTCGATCATCTATGGTTTCAGAAAATTGTAATGTCTCGCTATCCTTTACAACTAAGTTACATCTGGTGTTCATTCTGCAAGTGTTTTACTTTTACCACAGAATTGTGAACCTAGTTTGATTGCGGTAATTGTTCCACCGCTACCAATACCAACTCCCAACATTAACAGGAAGGCATCGTAACTCTCTACCATTTTATCTACAAACTTTCCAATATCCACACTTCCCGTAATGGAAATGCTGTCAATAATGTTAGGTTGTGAGAATACTATGATCATTGTAATTATTGCACCAATTGGAATTAATGCTAAAACAGCTATTATTAATCCAGTAAGGATTTCTTGTCGACCTAAGAAACCAATTGAACTTTCATTGTCATCTACGCTCATGACTTTTCCATGGAGTAGTGCTTTATATTATTTATCTAATTCTTTATTATAAGGACGCTCTAATATCCATGTTTTACCACATTGGTGGCATAATATACTATCATCACTTCCTTGATCCAAATACTCTGAAGTACACTCTGGACATCTTATCTTCATGGTACTACTCCATTGTAAAAAGCAATACTCATTCCAACTGTGGAGAATAATGTTCCCAATACGAATCCTCCTAAAAATTTGATTTGCTCTTGTTCAGTCATGATAAAAATAAAAAAGGGGGTTAATCCCCGTATTTGATTTTGTTTTGATAGAAAGCATTATCTTCTATCATTTCTTTTGCGATTGGCTCTGCAATATCAGATTGAACTTGTTTGTCCTCCATGGTTGCTATTCTATTTCCATAGGTCTCCAAGAAGGCATGGTAGTCCTCTAATAACTTGCTGTCATATCCAATGATACCGTCAGTTCCAAATCTTATTTCGTTTTCACGTTTGATTTGTTCGGCAGTTTTACCATCGTATAGTACAACACATCCTGCTTGAGTTTTGTGTTGATCACTGAATTGGTGATTATCACATATTGAACTCATATCTATTTGGTTTGTTGTTGCAGTTAATTTCTCATAGGGTACGGCTTGAATACCTTCAAACTGTGATCTATGGTCATAATGTGTATCTGCTTCTCCACCTACCATGTTTGCATATCCAATTGAGGCATTGTAGACAACTTGTTGTCCTCTACATTCTTCGATGGCTTTTACCAAAGTTCCAAGTTTGTGGTCATAATTAACATGATTAAACAAGTAATCATTTGCTAATGATATCTCAAACTCCCTTGGTGTTTGAATGTGTAGTGTTCTGTTATCCATTCCTTGTTTACAAGTGTCCAACTCATAGAGCATTTTGAGTAATACTACGTCAGGTCCACTTAGTGTACCCTTTGCGTACTTTTTCTCTAATTTTTCAATTAGTTTCTCAGTTGGTGTTAGAGGTTCATTGGCAATTTCTTCAAGTGCTTCTGCGTTTAACTCTTCAATGAGATTGTCATCTCTTTCATCTAAACGTTGATTCACTGTTTCTTTGAATTGTTCAATTTCTTCCTCACTCATACCTTCACCTTGCCAAACACAATGGTATTCTACTGATATTTCATCAAAATCACATGAAACTCCATGTGACTCAAATGGAACGTTGATAGTGTATTCCTCAGCACTTGCAAAAGATAAAAAACCTAATGCACCAACAGTAAAAATAATGTAACCTAGTAGTAATTGATTCAAGAGAGTTTCTCCTTTATCAAATCACGAAGTAACATTCCTTTTTGTGTTGCCTCAACTTTCAGTTTTTGATGTAACTTATCGTCGATTTGTATTGTTTTTGTCATTATGTAGTAAAATGATAATGGTTTTCTATATTATTGTATTAGTATAAAGTTGACTATTAATCAAACGTTTTTCTTTTTTGAGTTGGGGGTTGTATTTTTTTATTAATTATTGCATCAACTTGTTCTTCTGTAACTTTGACTTTTTCTTGAACTTTGATTACACCCTTAATCACAGCAAGTGGTCCGACACCATGACCGCAACCATTACCATGTTTGAAAGCAAAGGCGATTGGTGGGGAAATAATTTCTCCTTCTTGTTTATTTCCACATCTTGTACACGCAATAGGCATAATTACTATTTCATTAATGGAATAGCCTAAAAGTGTTTTTAGAATAAAAAAAAAGAAAAAAAGGAGTTTAGAATCCTAGAATGAAGTGATTTTGTAAGCTCCAACGTCAGAGTGTGCTGGTTTTGCTTGGAATCTAACTAACAAGTCAGATTCATACAAACCGCCTACTGAGAGGTCAAAGTTTTCAATTGTCAAATCTTCTCTTAATCCGACTACTTGTGCAATATCTCTTTTAACGACGAGTACAGTTCCTTGAGTAATTTGTGGGGTTTCCCATACATTTCTCAAGCCGAGAGCTGCTGCCAATCCACTGTTGTTTACAACATCAGTGTTGTCTGTAGGTCCTACTATGAATCTACTTAGGAATGGCCATTCACCGTTTGTTCCTGCGTTTCTAACTGCTTCCATTGCATCTGTTGGATGAATGAACATTGTGTCTGCTCTGTTTCTTTGTTCACCTGGGAATTTACCACGGATGACATTGATAAGGGCTTCAAACTCAGATTGTACTGGAGTTGCTAGATCGAGGTTTGCTTTTGTGTCAGTTGGAACTGTACTATCATCAGTTAACGTTCTGATTAGTTTTTCACCAATCATGTAATAGAACTCGTTACCAGCGTTTTTGAGTGATTGCTCAACTGATAAAAAGTTATTATCTTTTACATCGTTTCTGTTGACAGAGATTGTTCCTCTGTAAGAGTTGTTTGTACCAGAGGTATCGAGTTCGACGGTTTCAACTTTACCACCAATTGCTGGAGGAGTACCACCACTTTCTGTGTATATTTCTATACCTTTCTGTGCACCTACTGCTCCACCGACTGTGTCAGTATATTTTGTAATTGGCACATTCACCTTTGGAGTGTCCATGTCAATTAGTCTGAAATACTGTTTCCAGTCAGACCAAGGTTCTGCTCCTTCCAAGATCTCGTCTGCAATTTTCAAAGCAGATAAGGTGTTTGGAACTGATACAGTTTCGTGTAATTGTTTACCACCAATGTAAGGGTTGGTTGCAGCCATATCACCGATTCTGATACCATATTGGGAGTACCATACCTTGTCTAAGTTAGGATTTAGTTTTCCATCTTCGAAACCATTCTGGCTATGACGGTCAAAGATAACACTCATTGGAGTTTCACGAATTGGTTTGAATAAATCAAACTTACCGCCATTAGCTTGTGCTTGTTCTGCACCAAGCATTAATGCTTCCTTTATGTGTGCCATTTCAGGGAGAGCTAAAATACTTGCTCTATTGTGTTTTGGTTTAGAACCAGCCATTTTAGAAGGCTCCCTCTCTTTGAACATCGACAATGATAATGTCTCCTGCTGAACCAGCTTGTAAAGCGGTTGCGATAATATCGTCACCAGCTGTATTTGCTAGTTGTAAATCTCCTGATCCGTTACCAGCTAATTTTGCACCAAGGGTACAAATTTCTGCTAGTCGGGCTGGACATCTACCTTGTGTTACTACCACTATGCCATCACCTACTAAGCGACTTGCTTTTGTAGTGTTGTCGGCTGGTGAAGCTCCACCAGTACCAAAAATTCCATCATTGTCACCACCGACAATAATGCCATAAGCATCTTGTCCTGCGGTATCAACTTTGTCTGCTCTTGGTAAGAGTTCAGCTGAAGCAGCGGCTGCTAATTTAACACAGCCACCCATTTCCATGTCTACTTCATTTGCGATTATATTTATCACGGAACTTGACTTGTGATCTACTGGACCACGGGCAAGACCTGGATAAAGATTTGTCATAATCGCTCTCGAATGAAATCGCTTAAAGGTATTTTGTTTACATACAATGTAGTTGTAATTTCAAAAAAGAAAAGAGAATTACTCTGCTTATTGATAAGGAGAGTTAGAAATTAGTTTATCCAATTCCAAAATACTCTGTCTTTTTGCTTCAAGGGAATACTGTTTCTCAAAGATCCGTGGGCTGCCTTTTTGTGAATCAAGGTTGTTTACGGTTCTTGGAAGTTCGGTCTCTTGAATTTTAGGAGTTTGTTCTCTTGCAGTGTGCAAATCTAATCCGAGAGGAGCAGTTTGTGCTTCTTTAACTTGATTGGATAGGAACTTGATTGCTTTGTTTTGTTGAGTGATTTGTTCTCTCAACGGAGTAACATAAGCCTCCATGTACTTTTTGACAGTATATTGCATCTGTTGAATTTGCTGTGGAGTGTTCATTGGGGGTATTTGAGGCATATTTGGAGCCATTTGTTGTGCTAACTGTGGATCTAATCCTGGCATCATTGGTGGAAATCCACCTACTTCCTTCATTTGATCTTCAGTTTTCATTTCAGGGGCTTCCAAGTCACCTACAGGTTCTTCAGTTCCCTCTTTTGGGAGAGGACCGCTATTGCTGGAGGATTGCTCACTACCTTCGTTACCACTTTTGTCGCCATCTTTTAATTCAGCTTCATGAACAAATTTCTCGCCTTTTGGTTTTATGAATTTACCTTGGGCTGGTGTTGGTTCTTCAGCAGCGTCCACTTCTTGAATGGCAGTTGATAAGAAACCTTGACCGATTGCTCTTTGTGCTGGATCTTGATGACCCATTAATGCAAAAGCAGTTTCAACAGTTTTTCGGAATGTGGGTGTTGATCCTCTAAGGAGCGGTTGTGCTTCTTGTATGGATTTACATTCTTGTAACTTTTTCATTATTCGCACTCGTATGAAATAGTTTAAAGGTATTGTTATACGGGCTGAATGATTGTAGTTTTGACACCTGGCTCCGCATGAGGGATAACATTACCATGCCATACTATTCCCCTTGGATCAGTTACCACCCATGTTAGTCCAATATCGTCCAGTTCCCCTAGAATCACGCCCCTTGGAATAACACAAATCTCACAAGAACCGTCATTACATGATCCGTCACATGGTCCAACTGTCTCACTTCTTGGAGAACCTCCATTGATTGATACAGCTGTGATTTGACCATTTGTTATCAATTGATTGATTTCAGGATCAGTTTCCATTATTAACATTTGAATTGATTTGGTATATGGATCAAATTCACTGTCCAATATGGTAGCACCTGTTCTCCATTCTGGATTATGGTTAATATCCATTCCATGTCCTATCGCTGTCCTTGACATTGCCATAAGTTCTGAAGCTGCCAATAATCTCCTGTACTGTTCGCCTTCTGCCCTATGGTCAGTTATTGCCTCCTGACTTGCTCTAACTAAATATATCACTCCACCTGATTCTTGAGCCATTGCCTTGCTTCTTTCCAAGTAATCCTCAGTTAACCAGCCAAATTCCTGTCTGACTTGTGCTAGAGCCTCCCTGATCATTTTAAGTGGTTTACGGTAATAGTTACGATGTCCTGTTCTTTGTGACATTCCACCGTCGGGTTTGATCTTATGCAAGGAACCATAGTGTGATTTTGCTCCAATCTTTCTATGGATAGTTTGAATATCAGCTAGAGCAGTTGGAGTTAGGGAATCTGCCTTTATTTCCCCTGTACTCTTCCAATAACAGATACAATTAGGGTGGGTAGTGGAATATCCTAATCCCTCACTTGGAGGAACTGGGCGATTGGTGGCATTGTTCATATCGAAAATCTTACCAGCGAAATCATAACATACGTCATCTTGATCATGATTTTGGTAGATATACTCCATGTAGGAGGGTTCTACCTCATTAAATTGTCCGCTTGGCTGAATACTTATCGCTGGTAAGTCTAATGGTTGCATTTGTGAATCCTCTATATCATATCTCCATGGTTGCGTTGCCTGTGTTGTCCATGGCTCTACCCCCAAAGTTGGTGGTTGACTGGCTAAATTATTTGCAGTTCCAATCCAATTGGTGTCGTCCCCCTGATATTGAGTATTTGCTATATTGAAAGTATGACCAATATTGCTACCGTTTAAGGAGTATAAGGGATCATTTGTCTTGACTGAACCCAGGGGATCAGGTGTCGGATTGGTAGGGTATGGTTCTGTCGTTCCTAGGGTATTTGGTTGAAAGTATGGTGGACTTCCAGTATCTGGAACGAGACTGTTAACCTGTGGCATTAAATCCAAACCCGTAACTTTAGGTGGCCAATCGTGAATTTGTTCTTGTTCCTCATAGTATGCAATTGCAGCTCTTTGGGCTTCTTCATGAGGAATACCCCTACTAAGTAGGTATTCCTTCATTTGAAGAATTTTAGTTAATGTTTCTTCTGGCATGGACAATTTAATTTCGCATCCATTAATTGTATTTTTAATGCTTCCAAGTAGCGTTTTGCACCTATGCTTGTTGGAGCTAAACTGCCTGGAACGCTTGAGGTCTCAAATGATATCAGTGGTCCAGGTGAGCCAGCTCCGTTGTCGGCTCCTCCTTCTGGGGATCTTCCACTTCCTAATCCTCCTTCGTCTAAATCTTTGATATTCTTGTTAACTTCAGTAACCTTTGGTAAGAAGGGGTGATCAGTAGATTCATGTATAATATCTCCGCAGATTTCACAATTATCCAACATAGTCACCTTGTCTCCAATGTTGTGATTTGTTTGATTGCTTAAAATTATTTTGAAAATCACCCCTTGTGGACTGGATCATGGAGTTGTATGTCTCGTCACTTTGAGGTGGCGTACCCATGGTTTGATTGCTAAAGTTGTCAACTGGTCCTCCTCCCATATCGTTCTGTGGAAGATTGGAATTGTCCTCTTGAGGTTGTTGTTGCTCAGTCGGGGTTGACATTAGTTGATTCATGTATAGTTGTTCAGGGGAATACATTTGTTCCAATTGTTCGTCCATATCCTTGGTAATTCCTAATCCTGCTTGTACGAACAAATTATTCAATACCACTGGATCTTTAGGTAATGGAGAGTTCATGTATAATTCCAATAGTTTGATTTGGTCTTGTACGGGAATATCCTTTTTCTCTACCTTACCAAATTCAATTTCAAATTTAAGATCGTCCCATGTTAGCCAAGTCATTCCTCCTGTTTCTGGATCAGGTAACGGGTTTGCCTCATACCATGGCTTGAATATCTTTTCCATTAATTGTTCCTTGATTGATATTGGGAAAGCTGATAATCCAATCTCATCTAATGCAGCTGAGGAACGAGCATTGGCAAACTGATGGGATTCTGAAGATCCCTGTTTACCTCTGAAATCATTTAGTGCCTTGAATATTGGACCAATCGTAAGATCAGTAAATTGTTCTGGGTTGAAATTTCTTGCCTGACTACCTAACTCTTGAACTTCTACTTTAGTTCCAGCAATTACATCTTGACCTATATCTAAATTCTCAACTTGTGATTGCAAGTTGCTTCTTTGTGATTCGTCTCCTGCCTCTACTGTCCATAAGTTGTGAGAAACATATCTTTGCTCGGCCAATTGCATGGTGTATTGAGTAGCATATTTTCTATCTAACAAGGATTGTAATTCTCTTTGTTCTGTTTCTCCACCGTTGATAGGCATATTAAACAATCTTGGGGAAGTCATGGAAACTGCAAAGCCAGTACCAAATGCTGAAGCGTCAACCCTGTTCCAGGTAAAGTGTAATATTTCTGAAGGATTGTGATACCCCTGATATTCTGCTCCTCTGAACTCATACTTGTATGGAGTTCTTTGTCTGTCCCACCAAATTCTTGAGAAGGAGGAAATTGGAATGTGCATCAAGTCTTTAAATGATCTTACATTTTGTATTCCCATTCTTGGTTTCCATACGGAATTGCCATACCATAATAACTCTTTTACCAATTCGGTATCAAGCGTGTCAAAATGTAGGTCTCTAGTAAATTTCTTAAAGTGATCTACGACGAATGTTTTTTCAGCTTTGATATAGTGAGCTCCACCTGTGACCTGAGATGAGAGGTGATTAACTGCAAGTTGAGTATCTTCGTCTAACTGTAATCCTGTTTTTTGTGTTCTAAATGGGACAGCTGGAGTATCAAATGTTCGGGAGGTATACCCTTCCCTTGAATAAGCACCGACGGTGGAAATCTCTGGACCCCAAACAGGTTGAGACAATCCAGGAGACATTTCCATTAAGCTCTGTAACTCTCCTAAAGGTAGCTTAGGGACGTTGACTTTAGCAAATGCACGGGAGTTGTTATTTTCAATAACACCCATCTTGGATAAACCATTAGTCAATCTAGTTCGCCAAGTCATGCTATATTGTACTTCTCCTAGTTATTATTAATTTTGGATTGCGTATTAATCAGGTACAAGTCGCCACTTTTTGGCTCTGTCAGGTATTTTCCACCGTGTCCCTTGTGGGGTTTTTTCTTTAGTATTATAATGCAAAAACATTTGTAACAGAATTGATATTCCTTCCAATTTTTGGATTTTGGAGATTTTGAATTTTTAAAACATCCCGTACCATGATTATGACCTAAACACGTTGCCACACCTTATATTATAATATACGTACTTTATATATCATTAGAATATCACAACTCTGTCCAAGTATCAGTCGATGCTGTGTAAATGTAATGTTTGTTAGTGTCAGTTTCCTCAAATATTGAACTGTCTTGTATGTTTGTTAAATCTGAATCGTATGTATTACCACTTGTTAAGAATCGTATAATTACAACACCTGAACCACCAGAACCTCCTGTGACTGATGAGCCTCCAGCTCCTGAACCTGTATTGGAAGTTGCGTTGGTTGATGTTCCAATTATTCCAACTATATCTAATACATTTCTAACCTGGGTCCTTAACCTGTTGAATGTATCAGTAATACCAACTGTATCGTTAGCAGTTCGTGATAGTCCAATATTATGATTCTCTGATTTAGTTAAGCCAACAGTATCAGATAGATTCCTTATTTGACTTCGAAGTCTATTAAATGACTCTGTAATACCAACTGTATCTGCAAGGTTTCTTATCTGACTTCTTAGTCTATTCTTAGATTCAGTTAGTCCAACTATGTCATTAATCTCTACCTTTAATGCTCTTACACGATTGACAGTTTCAGATAAATCTACTGTATCTGCACTGTGATAAATAGGCACATCTTGTTTATAATATCCTAAGCCACTCTCTAGTTTTATGGCACCTGTTCCATCTTCAATTAGATATAGGTCAAACTCTGGGACTTTCGATTCTGTTATTCCTATTGAATCGTTAGTAACTACAATGGGAAAATCTTGACGATAACCACCTGATGAATCTTCTAAAAAGTAACTTCCTGAATTATCTTCAAGCAGAAATTGTTCGGTCATTTAGATTCATATCCCTGCGATAATCATTATCAATTCACCTTAGCTTTAAAACCATGAATTTTATTATCAATAGATTTATCCAAACGAGTTTTTCCAAAATATCCAACTTCTCCAAACCATTCAACATCATTTTTACTGTTTGATATGATTAATGATTTTTCTGTTACAAAGTCATCATTTACAATATAATCTCTATATTCATTTTCAAACCTTATAGATAAAATTCTATGAATGAAAGATTCTAATGATTTTGATAATGATTCAGTTTCTAAAAAATTAGTAATTACACCAAAACTTGCAGTTTCAATGTCGAATCCACTTTTTTCAGGTATTGTATCAATAATTACACCTTGAATATTCTTTATTATTTTTTCAGGTTTATACCTTAATTCATTTGAAAGTCTTACTGATTCGCCTTCATTACTGCTATCATTTTTATTACTTTGATTAAATGCTGGAATATTCATTATTCACTCACTCCACTTCTTACCGTTATGTCGTGTATTTGATAAGAATAAGATGATGATGCACTATTATAAGTCAAAAATTTAATATATTTCAAACTGTTACCCTCTGTTGATAATATGGTGTGAGTTCCAGAAGTTGCGTGTTGTGTTGTTCCTGCTGAGTTCCAAATCTCAACTGATGCTGTAGTTGATGTTAATCTTCTTAGTTTAATCATGTAAGTGGTCGATGATACCATTTGATATGCGGCTTTTGTGCCTCCTCCTGCAACTGGAACATTTCCAGATGCAGTAGATTCTACATACATTCCGTTCTGTGCTGGACTAGGAGCATATCCAATAAGACTAGCCATACCAAACCATGCCTGTGATGTGGTTCTACCACCTGTTTGATTTACAGTTGAAAATCCCATCATGTGTTCGTTATCTGCACCACCTACGGATACAACTCTAAATTGATATTCAGTATAATGGGTTGTATCTGATAATAGATTGCCTGTTCCAAAAACATCAGCATCTTCTAAATCAATTACAATAGCTCCTGCATTGGAACTTAATTGTAAATAATTAGTTACATAAGAATAAGTTCCTGTACCAGCCCACCCATCATTTGTCGATAAATCTGTAATATATTCATGATCTGCTCCTGTTCCTGCAAAACGATAAGGATTAGTGATGAATGGTGTCAATTTTTACACCTCATCAAGTTTGATAACCTATAAGATAAATCTTCAATCCTGTTGCGTTTGCAGTACCACTTGTTGTAGTAATTGAGATAACATCATTTTCACTTCCTGTTGTGTTTGTTGGAGAAGAATCATCTGCTGTAGTTCCAGATATAGTTACTGTTGCTAATGCACTTCCTGCTCTTGTTACGGTTGCCACAACATTTGCTGTTCCTGTAACATTTAGAGAACCTTTGACTTTAGTAATTTCAAATCCATAAGGTAAAACAAATTTTGCTGTTTCTGTTCCTGCTAATGCTGTTGTTTCATCTGATACTGCTATGATTAGTGCCTCTGTTTTGGCACTTGTTTGAATCATTGATTTTGTAATTTTGTTAGATTCAATGGTTAATGTTGTTGAACCTGTTACATCTCCAGTATGAGTTGCGTTTGATGTTTTTGCTGTGTTGGCTGTTACTGCTGAATTATTTCCTACCTCTGTATCAAAGTCAGATACATCTGCTGCTGCTACCGTAAGTGTATTGTTTGAAGTGTTTATTGTTTTATTTTCTAAAGTAGAAATTTGAGCATCATAAGCGGCAAGGGCATTAGATAAAGTTGCTTTTTTAGTTGCTACTCCAGCCCCTCCAACATCGTCAACTATGGCAATTACGTCAGCGGCAACAGGTGTGGGTAAGTCTGTTAGATCAGTAATTTTCTTGTTAACCATTACTCATGATTAAATGTGAATAGTTAAAACTATTTCCTTGAACGCTTTTTGATGGGGGTAATCTGATATGAGGACGGATTGTAATTCTGAGCCGCTACCAAACAGTATATGATACTCATTACGGAATCCTGTGGGTGATTAAACATCTTCATGGCTTTTTGACGGGGATCTTCAACTGCAACTTCCTGGGTTTCGTTGAGGTCTTTTCTAGTTACGGAGGTCATGTCGTCAAGGAGAAAGTCAGTTTGCCAGTCATAATAATGTGGAATCATAAACATCGGTTTTTGATATTTCTCGTCCCTAGGGTAGAGGGGATGTGAGATATGCATCCCAATAAAGTCAATAAAATTCTGAATTACCGTAGTCTTGTCAATTTGGAGTTTGGCCTGTTCAACTCCATGCTTGTCTGAATTTTGCCCGTACTCTGAGGTTGGTTTGACTTCATTGCCTATGGTTTGACAGCCGATAAACTTCTGTCTGCCAAGCCCCGAAAATTTGTTGTCATGAGCGTCACGACCTCCACCTTGAATGAGGGGAATTTGATCCTGTCCATATCCCCAGTCCCCTACGCCATAGTCAATGTCATAGTTTCTGAACAGGTCGGCTATATGTCTGGCTTGATCCATCGGGTGTTCGGCTGGACGGGGATCAATCCATGCCAATTGATACCTGTTGCTCTTACGCCAGTGAAGGATAATTGTTGCGACGGTCTTTGAGGCAGTAGGACCAGAACCGAAATCAACCCCACCTAGCACTCTGATCTCGTTGCCATAGGTGGCCTTCAAGTCCAATACCTCCCCTGGAAGTAACAACTTCAAGTAGTTCACATAACAGGCTTGAACCATATCGGGAGTAATTGGACGACGTTCTGCCTTGTAAAACTCACCTCTACAGTGAGACAGATACATGGATAGGGGATAGTGCTTCTCCTGATACTCTATGGACAACTCAGGCTGAACATGATACTTGTGAATTGCATCATGGATTGTAAGGGGAATATGTGGGAACATTGCCTGTGGGAAATGATATCCACGATAATCCACGTTGGTCGGATTCTGTGCAACCCATTTGCCCTGTAAGATTTTGCTTAACTTGTCCTCGTCATTGGTGATAGCACCAAATGCGTCAAAGGTCAGTTTGTCTCGCCACTCCGAATCGTCATATTTCCATTCACGCTGATCCGTCCTTTTCCACATTCGATGATATTCAGAACCAGCCTCCCCACCAATGCCAAACACGTACACCCTTCCGTGAGTCTTGGACAGGGAGTACATGGCAACTGGAAGAAAACCAACGTCTTGGGCTTGGGCTTCGTCCAGTATCAATGCCTGATTGGATTTTCCCTCAACTGCGTGATACTTGTTTTCGTCAGTTACCAGGTATATCACAGAACCGTTAAGCAGCTTGATACGTCCAACGTTTGCCTTTCCATGTGGTAGGTATGCCTCCATTTTTGGATTTGCGATAAAAGTCTCCTGACGCAATCTTTGTTCTGAAAAAGCGGACCTGTGGTTGTCATCGTCCACTACATAGGTAACTTCACATCCAGGTTTGTTTAGTGCAATCCAGGATATCAGGGAACTTGCGTTTGTGGTCTTGTAGGTTTGTCTCCCATTGACAAACATTTGGTGTGGGTGTTCATCAAGCAGTGGCTCAAGCCAATATGGATCTTGTTTGAAATGTAGGGGCTTCCTACCAATCATTGGACGAAAGTCCTTGATAAAATCTAATAAATTATTTGGAACAACATCAGGATTTGCCTTGGCTCGTTTTTCCCTCATTCGTTCTTCTAGTATTCCTAAACGGAATCCGTCACTATGTACCATTTTTCTCAGGCAATTCCTCCAGCTCTGGAGTCGTTTGTAACAGTTCCCCCTCTATCATTTTTAGCCTCCTGGCGAAATCGTGATTTTTTTGCACGGTGGAATACACTTGAGACTGATACCCTACAGCCTGGGAAAGTTTAATCATTAAGCCATGGTCTTTTTCTCCATCAGGTTTTTGAGATTCCTTAAAGAACTCGTCAGCTAATGTGTCCATGATCGTAACAGATATCTTCCCCACGTGTGCTGGATCTGTCCAAGACTCTTGCATCATATATTTAGATAAAATTTATTTAATAAAGTGTTTCTTTTTCATGTGGGTTAGCATTTTACCCTCGGAGGCAGTGAAAAAATCATGTTTTAGACAGGCGAAACTTGGAAATTTACTCATTATATGGTATCTCTAATTTATCTAGTATAAGTTTTAAATAAATGTCTGTTTTGTACTGTTTTTCCTGTATGTCTCTAATATCTTCCTCATGTGAGGAATGAATCCCAACTGAATTTTTATCCTGCTCGGAAAGTTCCACTATCTTGTTTTTTAGTGCGATAAAGCATTGTTCCTTTTTCCAGAAATATCTGATAAGTCCTATTACGCCAACTGAGCAAGGAATCAAAACTGCAACTGCCATTTCGATCCACATGGGTAAATGTTATCCTAACTGCTTAAAGGAGTTTTTATATTCAATCTTCTTCGCAATCGTCATCATGGTCCCCGTCAAGACCGCCACAATAATCACAGATCATACCATACAATATCCTGATTTACATGAACCGTTAGTTGCATCATTGTCAGTAAGTTCCCTAACTGTTTTAACATTTTTCCCATACCCACGCAGCTTTATATCTGGAAATCTGGAATTGTTTTCCTCAAGTGCAATTGTGTCCTTTTTGTATTGCGGATTTAACAGATCCAGGGTTTGAGCGAATGGACAAAATGTACAGCCCGATTTTGGAACCTTTGGGAATCCTTCTGATTTTATAATTTCAGCACAGTTCTCGACTGTAATGTGAGACTCACAATATTCCCTGTACCCGTCGACAAATGGAAATACAGACTTTGCATATTTCACATTGGACACATTCATTCTGTGTGCTTCGTCGTATGATATTCCAATGTATACATTACACGGGTGTGACCTTTTGATGTTTAGCTTCTCTCGCATGAATTTTCTGATTGGTGAAATTTTAAACTTTGATGTACAGTCCCGAAATTTTATACTTGGCACGATTTTCTTATCCCAGCAATACTCGTACAAAGTCTTTCCATACTTGCTGTGTACTCGTACAAAATTGATTCCATTGACTTCGCAAAATGGAACGACATAGTCTCTAATGTAATCATAGGTGGTTTGATGTTCTCCCCCAGTGTCCGCAAAGACCACGTATGCCTTGGGATTGTTGGAGAACAGTTTACGCATTTTTAACAGTAACGCCATGGTTTGTCTCCCTCCCCCAAAGGAGAGTATGTGGTATGAAGGCTCATACTGTTCTACGTGCCATTTGGCCTCAAGTAGATGTATTTCTCTTGACCAAGCGGCTAAAACTTTCATCTCCTCTTTCTCATTTAAATAAAGATTAAGAGGAAAAAGTCTAGTCTGCATACTCATCTAATGATTCATTGCTCTGGGGTTTTAATCTATTGCGAATGATCTCCACATACTCGGGGTTTAACTCTATTCCAAGCCATCTGCGGTTGAGTTTCAGGGCTACGAGGGCTACGGTGCCAGCTCCCATGAACGGATCAAATACCACTCCAGGCTCAAATCCTACTCCGCAATGACAGGTTTTCTCGCCTACCTTGCGGTAACTTGCAGTTACCGCATCTTTTTGCATCTTCTGTTTCATGCCCTGAGTAAGATCCTCGGAGTGATCATGCCATGACTGTCCTAG